GATGTAAATGTTTAAGTCCTTGCCGTTTGCTTCTGCAAGGAAATTTTTGATTGCTTCCGGGTACTGGTCCTCTTCCTGCCAGGCTCCCCACCAGTCACTCACAATATCCCCGTAAAAATACAGGTCCACGGAAGTTTCTGTGGCGTTCTTAAACTCATAGAATTTTCCCACCGTTGCGTGTGCGGCATCTTTGCAAGCAATAAACTTTTTTTCTATCCTTGGCATCCTATTAACCCCCTTTCATAGTTTCAAAATAAGCACGGGCCGCCGCTTCCATTGCCTTTCTTTGCTTGTCCTGCTGCCCTGGTGGCGGTTCTGTGCCGTTTTCTTTTCCCACCTGGTAAAGGCTTTGGTCCCCTGCTTTTACATAGTTAAGTGACACCATACGCACGTCCCCGTCATCCACTGGCCCGTAATACATCAATGCTCTGTACTCGTTTATTGTCATGGCTCCACGGTCAAACATATTTCCGCCTATGGTGTCCCTGGTCTGCAATGTGGCGTACTGCAAAAGATTGGCTGTAAATTCAATCTTGTTTCCATATCCAATTTCCCTTGGTGTCAGAAGTTTAAAGGTAAATTCATAACCCAACTGGATTGCCACGGGTTCAATGACATTTTCATAAAAACTAATCCATTCCTGGTCTGACAGTGTGGAAGTCAAAACCTTTTCATTTACTCCGTAATAGCGATATACGTTATCACGCAAGAAAGTAATCTGGTTTGTCGGCACGTTTGGCGTTCTTTGTGCAATTTCTTTAAAATCCACTGTGCTGTCAATTGCCGCAATACCCCCGGCGTTGTCGGCGTTCATATATGCGTCCTGGAAATCCTTTGCAATCTGTTTTAATTCTTCATTATCTGCCAGGTTGTTGTATTTCAAATATCCGGCAAGTGAATTGGAACGGTTTACAATGTTCTTTACTGTTTCCCCGGACGTTTCTATAAGGTCCAGGCTTCGCTTTAACTCAATATCCGGGGACGTTCCCAGGAACCTTTTTTTGTTGTACCTTGCCTTTATGTGTATGACATTCTGGTAAGGCACCGTGTAGGTTTCCCCGTCATAGTCCCAACGGAAGCGGAAAAGAATGTTGTTGTGTTCATCCTCAAAAATGCGGTAACTCTTTGTTGTAATCGGCTGTATGCTTGTTACTCTTGTAAAATCTTCATTGTAAAAAATTACAGAAAAGGAATTGGATGTATAAACCAGGTCTGATGCTATGCGGTAAAGAAAATCATACGTTGACATTTCCGGGCACGGCCTTAATTTCAAAAGCCTTGCCAGATAATCATTTTTTATTGTCATTCCCTTTTCATCTTTTCGGATGACCTGGGGCTGTAATTTTCCCACGTTCTTTGCTATGGCATCCGCAATGGCTCCCACAATATCATTGTCCCGTAGGGTTCCCGTTGGCACATACTCGCCACGGCTCAATAAAAGTGGTCTGTACTTCGCCCTAAAGGCTCCAAATACATTGGCTATAATTCCCGTAACATTACCCCCTTTCCTCAAAAAAATAAGCCCATGGAACACATCCATGGACCTATTGTAAATTTGTTCGTGTTAAAATTCTGACCCACTTTAAAAGACTGCTGCCCGGCGTTCTTTACGCCGCTTCATTTAACAGTTTCTTCCCAATCTCGCTGTGGTATTTTGAAACCATTGTCATTGCATCGAACACGGAAACCGCCCCGTCTATCCTCATACGTTTTTCAATCTTAACGGGCTTCATCCTGCTATCATTCATGTTGATTTCAACGGCCACATTTAAAAAGTGGGATGCTAAAAGTGTATTATCTCCCAGGTTATACTTTCCATCCTTTAAATCTCCCTCAAACTGGTTTAATATCGGCGTTAAGTTCGTACCCTGGTAAACATCATCTGTCTGAAACCCGGCCATTTTCAAATCATCCACCAAATACCCTGCACTGTATCTGTCATATCCGATTTTCAGCGGCCTTATTTTATATACCTTTACCAGGTCAATAAACCATTTGTACACATCTTTGTAATCCACCTGGTTTTCCCCAGATATTTCAAGAAATCCCTTTTCCCGGTAAATGTTGTATGGCACATTATCTTCATTTACTGCCACTTCATACCGTTTCTTTGGCATATAGAATTTTGTTATCACATTCCATTTTCCTTTTTTCCATATAACGATTGATGCCGCCGTAAGGTCTGTGGTTCGTGAAAGGTCTATGCCGCCCACACAATAACAACCCCTATACTCTTCCAGGGAAATGCCTATGTCCTCATTAACCGCTTTCATCACATCCCAATAGTCAAGCCATGCCACGCTTGAATTTTGTTTAATATTGCAGTATTTTGTGAGAAACTCAACTTTCTTTGATAATGACGCTCTGGCAATCTCTATCTGCTCAATGTAAAATTCTTCTGATACGGAAACGCCCAGGTTTGGATTGCTCTTTTTTAGTTCCTCTATGCTGTCCCATTTCTCTATGTCATCAATCATATACAGGAACGGCAAAATTCTTGTTTCCTTGGAATTGCCTTTTAGGAATGAGGTTGCACGCCGCATCAATTCATCATAAATTCCGTCATTGATATATCCGGCGGTTGATATGGATAAAATAAGCGGTTGCTTTCTGGCTCCCAGGGCGGAAGTCATAACCTCATACTGTTTCAATCCCTGGTCCCCCGGCCACGCTTCCATTTCATCATTCACAACCATTTGAGGGTTGAAACCGTCTGATTTTTTTGAGTTGAAAGCAATCTTTTTTACACTTGTATTAAATTCTTTGATGTAAATATCACTTCGGCGTTTCTTTGTAATGCTGTCCAGTTCGTCATCCGCCTGTACAATCTGGTAAAAGGCATCATACACAAGTTCCGCCTGGTCCAGTTTCGGTGCAAGGAAATAAACCTTTGCCCCGTACTCCCCGTCTATGTATGTCATGTATGCCGCTATTGCTGCGGCAAACAATGTTTTTCCGTTCTTACGGGCTACAACAATAAAAACTTCTCTAAACTGCCTGTACCCGGTCTTTTTATCCATAATGCCAAAAATGGCACTTACTATGGCCTTTTGCCATAGTTCCAATTTCAGTAAATCGTTACGGCCCTCGGAATGGTGGCAAAAGTTTTCTATGAATTTTATTGCCTTTTCTGCCTTGCCCTCGTCATAGTCCCATTTGCCACTTTTTAATCCGTCCACCAATATTTTGTAAATGGTTCTTATCCATTTTCCTACTGTCACGGTGCCATTTTGTATGGCTTCCCAGTATTGGAAAATATAGTTGTTATCCATTCCGTAACGCTGCCAATCTGCTTATATTTTTCTTTTCTTTCGGTGGTAAATACTCAATAAGTGAGTGTATAATTGCCGTATATTGGCGTGAATATTTTTCATAAATTGTGGCTGACGGGTGGGCTTTTACAAATTTCTGGGAAGCGTTTACCGTTTCCGTTGTAAGGCCCTCTTTTTTCAATTCTTCTTTTGCCTGGAAGCACGCCACTTTTAAAAATGCTGCTTCCTCAACCAGTGAATTTACAAGGCTTTTCTTGTCCTCGTCATCAATCCCGGCAAACATTGACTGTAAAAATTCTATCTCTTTTTTTATCCGGGCATTTGTCAGTTTGTTTGCCCTTTTAGGTTCTTTCTTCGTCTTAGTTTTTGTATCTTCTGCCAAATTTTAACCCCCCTCATATGCGTGCGACCTTGCAGAGTTTTTTTGAGGTATCTCCCTCGGTTCTTTTTTCCCCGGTCAAAAATAAAGTACCGGGGGGTGTGGTCTGCTGTTTGTTTTCTTTCGGCGGCAACAAATTTCCTTTTGCATCAAAAGTGTAACGGCTGTTTGGCTTTGCCTTATGTTCTTTGTTGTGGCAGTCCTCGCAAACATATTCCAGGTTGTTAAGGTCCAGTGTTACCCTGGCATCATGTATGTTTCCTGGTGTAATGTATTTCTTATGATGCACAATCACACCTGGTTTGTATTGTCCTGCTGCCCGGCAACGCTCACACAATCCATTTGCCCTTTTGATTACTGCCACCCTTGCTTTCTTCCATGCGTCTGACTTATAGAAATCCTTTGCATATTCTTTCACTGCTACCACCGTCCTTTCTTCATGTTCAAAGGCTTATGAATGTATCACACCCATAAGCCCATAATAATATACTTCACTCTTACATTCTGACCCACTTACTTGTTATCCTGCTGCCTATCTATCCTTTTCCAACAATCGGAATAAACTGAAATGTCCATGCTTCATCTGCAATCGAAACAAGGTTTCCGTCCTCATTGATTGCCAACACATCAATCCACTTTGGCTTCATAACCGTTTCCCTATGCTCATAATCATGTGGTACATCTTCTTTCATTCTCGCATCTATGAGTGCCACGGCATTTAGTACCCTTTCTCCGTGTATTACTTTAAATCTGCTTAAATCAATTGTCATTTCTTTTATCCTCTCTCTGGCAGCATATCCATAGCCTGTGCCACCAGTGTTATAAATTCTGTGCGGTATTCATAGAATTGGCGGCGGCCACAAACCGCATCCGCTATGTATTCATACGGCGTGTTATATACAATGCTCTTATATATTTTGTCCTGCATCTGCCGCCTGGCCTGGATGCCCTCGATATTCCCACATGAAGCACGCAAAGCATCTTCCACGATAGCGGCGGCCTTTTCATCAAATGCACTTGCCCGGCCTGTCCTTATTCTTTTTTTTCGCTTCTCGTTGCCCTGTATAATGCTTCTGGCAATCGTCTTTATATCTGCATCCAGTCTTTCCAACTCACTGCCGCCCCCCCCCGTTTACTCTTCATACGTTTTCTTTGACGTTTCGGAACGCTCAACTTTTATGCTCTCTTTTGCCATTTTCGCCGCCTTTGCTTTCACACCCATTCCAACATCAATGGTAATCCCTTTCATGTGTCTTGCTTCTATGGCATCCACCGTTTTCAGCATTACTTCCACAACATCCGTATCAATCGGCCTTTCTGCATTATCCCCAAATAATTCATTGATACGGTTCTTGGCTTTCTGCACACGCTCTTTACTTTCTGCGTATTTTTTGGCTTCGTCACACTCACATTTGCACGTTGCCGCTTCGTCAACTTCTGCCTGGCTCCATTCTTCCCGTGCATGAATAATCCCGGCCTGTCCACAAAATCTGTAATATCCTGTCTGCGTCTTGGCTCCCTCTGGTACTTCCTGGCCGCCGTCCTGCTCCATTTCCCTTAAATCCTCTTCTGGTATCTCATGGCCGCCGTCTGTCTTTTTTCTCATTGTGTCTATTCTCCTTTTCCTTTCTTTTCCTGTTTATAAGCATCCATGGCAACGGTCAGCACTGCCGCTGACTGCTCCACGGTAAGCCAGTCCCCTTTTACCAGTAATGCCAGATTTTTATTTATTGTTTCCAGTGTTTCTTCCAGGGTTATATTTTTCAATGGTTTCCCTGCTGCCAACTCTGCTATTGCTTTTACAACTGGTCTTTTAAAGCAATCGTCTACTGCTGCCATGTTGGCTTCAATCACACTTTCCGCCCTGGTCTTTCTGTGCTTCTCGCATCCACGGCACGGTTCCTTTGCAAACATCCGCCCAGGCATTGGCACGCCGTCACACATACCGTCAATCCACGGGGCATTTATGCACTTTGCAAGCGGCATCCGTTCCGGGTCCTGCAAATAGTCCATAATCTCTGTTTTTGCTTCCTCTGCACCATAGCAAACCACTGTTTTATAACCTTGCTGCCGTAATGCCGCCATATACTCTTCCTGGGCTTTTGTCGGTTTATTGTTCCCATGCTTCATTTCTAGGTAAAGCCCATGGAAATTGTGGCTTGCCACTGGCAAACACACATCCGGCACACCGTTTTTCATGCCCATTGCTTTAAGCGCCTGGCCGTTTGTGCGTTTCCCCTCGTTTGGAACGTGATACATGAGGGAAAGGCACGGCAAAACGTGTGTGTTTCTCATTGCCCAATTAAAAAGTGCTATCTGCTCCGTGGTTTCTCCACGTTTCATATTCTGCAATTTCATATTCTGCCCCCTACTCTGTTAGTGTTTCGCTAATCCAACCACATTTCCTGCACTCATAATTCCAACATCCCACACCCTCTGTTGATGCTCTGTCATATGCGGCGGCTTTTTCCCTGTTGCTCATTCTGTATGGTTTATTTTTTAAAATATCAATGTATTTCCCTGTGTTTGCATCTTCTGACTTATTTAATGCCGCACTTGTGTTTATTGTTATTTTTTTACTTCCGCAAACCGGGCAATAATAAATTCCGTCTTTGCGAATAATCTCTTTTTGTTCTCTCATGGTTTTCTCCTTTACGCTTCCTCAATGGCATATTCTCTTTTACGCCGCTTGCAATCTTCCAACATGGCTTCTAAAATCCCCACTTCCTCTTCATTCAGCCATGTATAATATTTTTCAATCATCTTTACGGCATGAAGCTTCCGGGCATTTTCCTTTTCCTCTTCGGTTGTGTCGGTATCTGACACATTGGCTTCCCTGGTTTCCTCTTCCTTGGTTTTTCTGCCTTTCTTCTCTTCGGTCATTGCCCTTATTTCTTCCGCACCCACTCCACCTTTGCTTTCGGATGCCTGGGCAATCTCTTTTTGTGTTTCCTCGTCTGCCTTTGATGCTTCCAGGGCTGCCGTAATGCCCATATTGCCTTTCTGGAACTGCTCTTTTACTTCCTGTGTGGCGTTTCCGTCTATGGTGTTTAAGTCCCTTATCTTCGGCACTGTTTCCCCCATGGCCGCCGCCACATAGTCCCGGACCCTTTCCCCGGCTTCCAGAATTAAAAGCCCCTCTTTTCTTGCCTGGGTCAAAACCTCTTTCCATTCTGCCGCCTGTGTCATAAGGTCATAGTCTGTCATTTTTCTGTTAAACGTATTTCCTACCAAAAGGGCAATTCTAAATTCTGTTTCTGTCATCTGCTTATATCTGCATTTGACTGTTTCAAAGGCTTCTTTCCCCTCTGCCACAAGAATATTTAATGCGGCCATGCGGCGGTGTCCAGAAATAAGCCAGTATTCCCCGTTTATCTGCCCTAAAACAAGTGGTTCCTGCAACCCGTCCATTTCAATTCCTGCCGCAAGGTCTTTCAATCCGTCCATGCTGTATTTATTATGTTTTGTCACAACAATGTCCCGGATGCCTAACGTGATTTCCTGGTATTCGTTGTTTTCCCCTGCTGCCGCTTTGGTTGTTGCATTCATAAGGTCCATGATGTTAAATGCCATTTTTTCTATCTCCTTTCCTCTGCTGCCAGATGCCCAAACTTTTGCACATATTCTTCCGTAAACGCTTTGTAATCCTGGGCGGCTCCACTCCTTACGCTGTAATGTGTCGGTGTCTGCCTGTAAAATGTGGCATCCTTGGCCTTTTTGGAATGTCTGATTTTACACTGGAACACATGACAGCCGCTTTTTGTTCTCAACCACCTTTCTGCCGCTTCGCTTGTATCTGATTTTTCAAAATCTGTAATGAGTACCCCGGCAATCCTGGCCTTTGGATTTAACGCCCGTATCTGGTTTATCTGCTCCACCAGTTCTTCCAGGCCGTCCAGGGAATAGGCATCTAAGCGGACGGGTATTATAATTTCATGCGTTGCCACCATAGCATTTATCACATTCATTCCTAAATCCGGCGGATTGTCTATAATGCAATAATCATACTGCCCGGAAACTTCATGCAATGCAGATTTATAACGGTCATGCTGTGCGTGTTCTTTATCCGCCTTTATTTCCAATTCCGCCAATTCCATGAAATAATTACACGGTACAATATCCAGATTTTCTTCTTTCGTGTCCCGGATATTCCCAGTAATCCGCCCCGTCTTAATAATCCGGCACGCTTCCGCTTCCCTCTCTCCGTTGTACACTCCAAACATTCTGGATGTATTTCCCTGCTTGTCATTGTCAAACAATAGAACCCTGCTGCCTTTGCGTTTTCTCCGCCTGTCCCCCTCTGCCAACAATTCAGCCAATGAAACGGCGGTTGTGGTCTTTGCAACTCCGCCTTTTAGGTTGATGACTGATATAATTTTCATGTTTTCGTTTCGCTCCTTTCGCTTCAATTCCGCACCATACGGGCGTATATGTAAAATGCCGCATTGATACCGTTGTATTTAACCTCTGCATCCAGAAATTCATATCCTGGATATGCCTTTTCTAACTGTTTTTTTAATGTGTCAAAATTCTTTACCATTCGTTCCACCTGGCTTTTTTTGAATTTTGAATAACTTCGCTTTGGTTCCGGCGGCTTTTTGAGGTTCTTTGACGGGCACCACCGCTTTGTCCCATGTGGGTTTTGTGTGATATATGTTGCCAGTCCTGTAAGTAAAAATTTATCATCCGGCATAATCCGTCTTGTGTTTGGTCTGTCACACTTTCCCCATAATTTTTCTAACTGGTCCCTGTCTATTCCGTCCCCAGAAATCAGAATGTGGAAATGCGGACGCTTGTACCCGTCAAATGCCAGGATATAAATATACTTTGCATTTTCCAATCCTGCTTTCTTTCTCCTGCGGTTGATACGCTTAATGAAATTCGTTATGTCCTTTCTTGCCCGTTCTACGCTGTCCGGCAAACAATCATCATTCCACCCAAACGTGGCCCAAATATCCCCTTTCCCAAAATTGATATTTGCCAGGCGTATAATATACCGCCTTGCGTTCTTGTCGTTTAGGTTGCTTTGTGACGGCCTGGTTTCTCTCTTTTTCTTCGTCACTGGCATATCCGCTTTATTCGTGAATGACGGGTACACCTGGGCTTCCAAAAGGGTTGTTCCACTCTTTATGTTCTGGGACTTCGTTGTTGTTGTGCGATAAAGGCACGCCACCTTTCCGTCTTTCATCAACTTTTCCAATTCCCATTCTTCTAACTTCTCGCATTGCTTCTGGTATGCTTCCTCATAATCGTAATTATCATAAAAGCGTTTCTTCATAGTTCCCCACCTTATGTAAAAACCCTGTTCCTTTCCCTGCCCCTTTCATCCCCTATATATCTAAATAAAAATATAGGTGTCTGATATGTTAATACCCATTACAAGGACGGGAACCGCCGGGCTGTGCCTTAATAAATCAATCCAAAAAACATTCTTCCAGGGCTTTTTTGATGACTGCATACCCTAAAAGTGTAAATGCGGCCGCCAGTCCTGCTGCTACCACCACAATTAAAACAATCATCCAAACCATATTCATAATAGGCCCTTTCCTTTCGTGCAATTTCTTTCCTATATATAGTTGAAACCGCTTTTATTCTTCTATATCTTGTGTTATAATGTCTTTGTTAAGTTCCAACCCGGTTGTTTTGGTTCCCCACCTCGCAACCGGGTTTCGCTTTGTCTTTATGCTTCTGGCAATTCTCCATATAATTTTTCATAAATTCCCGTTGCATATCTCATTAAAAGGTTTTTCGCTTCCTCTTCTTTTATTGCCTGGCCGTACTTCATGCCGTAATCCTCTTCATGCGTCAAAAGCCAATTCCCTTTTTTAGATTTCCATAACTGGCACGCATATTCCCGTCCCCTTTCCTCTCCTGGGTACAATGCACGGGTCAATATAGTGTCTACTTTGTACCACTTCTTTACCTCTGCAACCATTTCCATGTTGTCAGTTTCATATTTCATTCCGTTTATTACAAATTGCATTTGTTGTCCTCGCATTTCCAATAGTATTCATTTATAATCAGCATTTCTTTTGACATTAAAAGTGTCACGCCTAAAGGAACTGTTAAAAGTGCAATCGTGGCATCCCCGTTTAATATCTTAACTGCCACCGCCGTAAAAATAAGAATTGCCACCCCATACAGTTTTTGGGTCAGAAAGTATTTTTTCTTTTCCCTCTTCTCTTTTATGGCTTGTTTTCTTCTTTTTTCATGTTCCACCGCTTCCAGATACCCGGCCATGTATGCTTCCTCAATCAATACCTGGTCCGGCCCATTGCTTACCCTCTGTAATTCTGCCGTCATGTTAAGTTTCCTCGCTTTCCTGCTACTGCGTGTTGTAGTTATCCACAATATCCACAACGCTGTCCATAATGTTTTCTAACTCTTCAACCCTCATGGCCTTGTCATCAATATAAAAGTCTGCATAAATCTTTCTTGTGTCATTGCCCCACCGCTGTATCTGCTCCGGCAATGGTGCGTTTACAGCATCAAATACAATTCCCTGGGCCTTGCACCATTCCACTGCCGCTTCCAGTTCCTTTCCGTCCCTGCTTGTCCATAAAATGATTTTATGACCGGATGCTTTTAACATCTTTACCGCCGCCACAACCTTTTTTGCGTGGTCCTATGATTTCCGGGAACCTGGTAACGGCCAGTGTGCCGTCAAAATCCACCGCATAAACCGCCATATGTAACCGCCTTTCTACTGCCCGTATTCTTTCATGCTCTCTTCTGTTTCTTTGCTTGGCATACTCATTTCATATTTCAGCAGCATGGCCGCCGCCTGTACCATTTCACAAGCGGCATCTATGGCCTGTCTGTAAATTGCCACTGGCGTTGTTTCCTTATCCAGGAAATGTGCTATGCTCTTTCCCCGTACCCGGTCCCACATCACGCCCATGGAAGATTTCACATTTTCCATGGCTTCCTCTGCTTCCTCTATTTCTTCCAATGTCACGGCGTACCCCTCATGTGGGGAAGAAAAAAGCGGAAAAATTGCATTTGCTCTGTTAAGTTCCGCCTGGGCCGCCGCTTCAATTTCTTTTCTTAACTCATTCATTGCCATTTTCCGCACCCTCGCTTTCTTCCTGCTGCCCCTCTGCTTCTTTCAATTCGTGGGCTTCCTCTTCCTCGTCATCTGTTTTGGTGTAATTGCTTCCGTCCTCGCAATTCCTGCAAAGGTCCATATCTATGCGGACAGGCTTACAATTTCCACACGTCCGGCAACTCCAACGATCCCGGCAAGCCGCTTCCTCTGTGTCCTGTTTTTCCTTTCCTTTTCCAAAATCAATTCCCATGGAAATTACAGGCATATGTCCCATTGTTTCCACCGCTTCTTTTACTGCTTCTTTCATACGTTCTTCGTTTTCTTTCTGGTTCGCTTCCATGGTCTTTAATTCATCCATGCGGTTCTGTGCCAGGGTGTCAATAATGCGGTGCATAGATGCCGCCGCACTTTCCACGCCATTTTCTTTCGTCCACGCTTCAAAAATAGAAACTGTCGCCCCTGTCATCTGCTCATATTCCGCACCAAATCCCGTGCTTTTCTCTTCTGCTTTCAGTGTGTTTGGAAATTCCGGCTTTTCCCCGGTAATCATTGCCTGTATATAGAAGCCCGGTACATCTGCCTTTACCGCTTTTTCTATCAGTTCCGCTTTTGCGGCTTCCCTCATAAGGTTGTAATATTCGGTGTGTTTCATTTCCACCATTCCGTCTGTTGTAAAATTATCCATAAATCCCATGTGTTTTTTCCTCTCTTTCTTATCTGTAAATAGGTGTGTCAAAAGAATAAAGCGGCTTTTCTGTTGCTACTGCATCCCTGTTTTTGTAAATCAGAACTGTAAAATGTTCCTGTCCCTCTTCGTCTGGCCCCCGGTGCATCACTGCTTCAAATCCAAAACGGGCGTTTAATCTTGCCCCATAAATAGTATCTGTCAATTTTGCTACTTCCCGGCTTCCCAGTGCCACGCCGTTTTCTGCTAACTGCTGCCACCTTTTAAATTGCTTTTCCAGATATTCTAAAAAATCCGGCTCCACAACCCCATTTATCGGGGCATTTCCTTTCACTGCTTCCATGTTCTCTTTCTTCCTTTCCCGGTCCTGGTCTTTCCTACCCAGTCACGCCGTTTATTTATTTTTTTGTAACGCTCCAATATCGCTTTTACTTCTGGCATATCCAAAACGTGTACTTCCACTTTCATTTCCGCCATGCTTTCACTTCCTTAAATTGTGATTGTGTGATAGATTGACATTTGCAAATCACTAAAGTTATATTCTGGCGTTTCCTCTGGCTGTAATGGTTTCATAAGTCCACGCTTTTTCCATTCTTTGTGCCGTATTTCCGGCACCGCCTGGAACCTTTTAACTTCCGCACTCAATATTTCCTCTTCAATGTCTGTGTGTTCCATTGATGCTACATACCCGGCATAAATCAGTGTTTTTCCCTTTTTTATCTGCAACCTGTCTGATGATTGTAAAACCCTTATAATATCCTGTGTCTGCATCAAAATCCCCACCCGTTCTTCTGTAAATAAATAACCGCACAAACAAAACCGCAAACCATAACCATTCCCAGGATGCCAAATGCAAGGCGGCGTTTCTTTGGGCTGTCATTTGCTCCCAGTGCGTACATTATCGCCGTCCCTGCGGCTCCTAAATATGTAACGGCTCCCAAAATAGCCACCAGGCCAATGATGCCCATAATCAATAATTTCCCCATGTTCTCTTCCACCTTTCTAAAGTGTGAAGCCAACGGCTAACATATAATTTCCTAACATGATTGATAACTGCAAATCCTTTTCTGTTGGTTCCCATACCAGTGCAACGGAAATTCCAAATTCTTCCCGTTCCTCTGCTGCAAAATAAAATCCTCTTTCTTCCACTCTTATTCCTCGCTTTCTGCTTTCTTTATCCCTATAAAAACACGCTCCGCACATGGTACGGCTATGCTGTTTCCCAGTGCCATATAACGGGCATTGTCGGACATTTCTTTGCCGCTTGCCCCGTACCTTGTCCAATAATCCGGGAAGCCGTCCAGACGTTCGCATTCAAGCGGCGTAAGGCGGCGGACACGGTATTTTACTACCCTTGCAATCCGTTCCATTATCACGGCCAATGTTTCACTTCCACCCCCGGCGGCTCCACGGCTCCGCTTTAATGTGCCCACACCCTCTTTCCACTCCGCAAATCCGCTTTGTGCGTATGCTATGGCGTGTCTGTCTGCCCCTGTCAATGTCGGTGCAACGTCCTTGTTTATGCCTGTCTGGTTTCCGCCGTTGCTACTTTTCCGGCCAATCACGTTTCCGGCAATCGTATAAACAGGCAAAAGATAAAGCCCTGTTTTCCCACCGCCGCCCCCGGCACGTCCCATAAGTGTTACGCTCTTTGTGGCATTTATGTAAATTCTGTCTGCGGTTCGGCCAAAATCTAATTTCATTTGTCCGCCTGGTTCCTCTGCCATTCCTCTGCAATCCGTTCCAACAACGCTATTTTCAATATGGTTGGGATTTCCTTTTGCTTCTCCTGTGCCCTGCGAATGATACCCCAACACGCTTTCGCACTCAAAAAGTATTTGTCCGGCACGTCCGCTTCCAAAATCGCTGACAAGGTAGATACGTTTTCTACGTTGGGGCACTCCCCAAAATTGAGCATCAAGCATCCGCCATGCGGTACACTGAACCGCCCCCCTGCTCTCTCAATTCCAACCATTCCGGCATTTGCCCATTTTCCACTTTTAGGCATTGGAATGTTGCTTTCTGTGATTTCTTCCAGGACCCGGCGGAAATCTTCGCCTTTATTGCTTGAAAAAGCCCCGGCCACATTTTCCCATATAATGTACTTTGGATATTCTCCATTTGTCTTTTTCCTCATTTCCCTTACTATCCGCACCGCTTCCATAAACAGGCCGGAACGGGCACCGTCAAGCCCCTTTTGCCCCCCTGCAACGCTTAAATCCTGGCAAGGGCTTCCAAAACTGATAATGTCAACCGCCGGAATACTTCCCCCGTCAATCTCGGTAATATCTCCCAGGTTCTCCGCATCCGGGAAGTGCCGCTTTGCTATCTCTATGCAATTCGCTTCAATCTCGCTTATCCATACGGTCTTTATTCCCTGCCGTTCTGCTGCCAGTGGAAAACCTGCGATACCGTCAAAAAGGCTTCCCAGTGTCATGTTAAGTTCCTCGCTTTCTTAATTCTTCATTTTCATGTATGCCACTTTTTCTTCCTTAGTAAAGAAAACCGCCCGTGTTGCTATTCCTGCATTATCCAGTTTTTCTTTTATATTTCTGGTTTCCATGCGGTAAAAATTTTCTCTTACACTTCCGCAAGGTTCTGCATAGTCCAACGGCTGTGCTTTTGTGTCCAAAAGGTCTTTTAAAATCCTGGCTGTGGTTTCTCCATACTGCCGGAAAACTCCCCTTTCAATAAATGTTTTTTGCCAAATAAACAATTTGAACCCCAGGGCTTTTTCCACCGCTTCCAATTTTCTTTCCACATCCGGGTCCGTGCTTAACGGTCTATATATCCAACTTTCCTGCTGCCGTATTGCTTCTTTCTCTGGTTTCTTTGTTTCTCCTACCTCTTCAATGAAAATAAGTGCTGAATACTCAACCTCGTGCCCCACAATTTCTTTCCCTCTCATTTTAGGAACTACCGCCGTTTTGTACTGCGTGCATACTTGCTGTAAAAATGGTGCTTTTGAGTTTTCAAACTCTCTGTTTATTTTTTCTGCCAGTCCGTCTATTGTGGTATCTCTTAATATTTTGGCTTTCATGTTAAGTTCCTCGCTTTCCTGCTACTGTCTTAAATCGTCCTCTGTGCTACCTCTGCCCTGTACGGTTCGCCGCCACGCTTCATTTCATTGTAAATAGTCGCTCTATGCACGCCCACCGCTTCTGCAATCTCTGTAACCCTTGCCCCGGTTTTAAGCATCTTTTCAATCTTTTCCCTATCTGCAAAGGTCAGTCTTTTGTTTCCTTTTCTCAT